GTCAAGCGCACATCGCGACCACAAAAAACCAAAACGGACATGACAATAGAACAATCAAAGAAGTACAACGAGCTTCTCAACCTCTACGAGGCCCGTACAGACCTGACGCCTGGTCAACTACAACTCCTCTTCACTTTGGCCTGCGTCATTCTCGAAGAGCGCGACCTTCAGTCTTACTGTGATCAGCATGGCACGTGCTACCAGGTAACAGGTAAGAGTGGTGACGTCTACTCACGGATGCGCCCAGAGTGGCAACAACTCAAGGAGGCGCGACACCGCAAGCAGATTATTATCACACGCCTTGAGAATTGGATTGGAGAAGGTAAGCCAGTGACTGACGAGAATGCCGAATACTTCGACTGATGAGTGATTACACAAACGTGCAAGTTCCACTGACTCAAAAGCAATTCCGGATACTCTCACGAGTAGCATCGCGTGAAAGGATTAGCGTAGAATGGCTATTGCATTGCTACGTGAAAGAATTGGCTATTATGTGTCTCGATGATGAATAAGTATCACTTTGACCAAGCAGCCGCAGATCGCGCTGTCACCTTCATTGAAAGGTTCTGCACCCACGTCAAAGGCGACTTGGGCGGCAAGCCTTTCCTGCTGGAGGACTGGCAGAAGGACGACATCATACGACCGTTGTTTGGATGGAAGAAGCAGGACGGCACCCGCAAGTACCGCACCTGCTACGTCGAGATTCCGCGCAAGAATGGAAAGAGCAACCTGAGCGCGGCCATTGCCTTGTACATGCTTTTTGCTGATGGCGAGAAGGGCGCCGAGGTTATCAGCGCGGCAGGCGACCGAGGACAGGCCAACATCGTCTTTAACATCGCTCAGGAGATGATCACCAACAACGAGCATCTTCGAAGTAGGGCCAAGGTGCTCCGCAACGTTGTCCATTACAGGAGCAGTTGGTACAAGAGCATCAGCGCGGAGGCGTACACGAAGCACGGACTCAACTGTCATGCCGTCATCTTTGATGAGCTTCACACGCAACCCAACAGAGACCTCTGGGACGTTCTGACGACCTCGACAGGCGCAAGGCGTCAGCCGCTCATTATGGCGCTCACTACGGCAGGCCACGACCGCGCATCTATCTGCTACGAGGTCCACGAGTACGCCACTGCCGTCAAGGATGGACGCATCCAAGACCCGACGTTTCTACCTGTCCTGTACGCGGCAGATCAGGACGACGACTGGACGAAGGAGGATACGTGGAAGAAGGCCAACCCGGGCTACGGCACTATCTGCCACAAAGGATACTTCGAGCAAGCTGTACAAAACGCAAAGGCAAATCCATCTATGGTTAACAGCTTCCTGCGCCTTCATCTCAATATTTGGACCAGCGCAGAGACGGCTTGGATTCCTGATGACGTTTGGATGAAAGGCTCCACACCAATACCATATGACCGACTTCCACACCTGCCATGTTATGGCGGCCTTGACTTGGCAAGCACTCAAGACCTTACCGCCTTCGCTCTACTTTTTGACGACGTGGATAACGATTGTTTCTATCTTCTCGTTCATCAGTTTGTCAACTCGGAGAAGGCGCACACGAAGAAGCTAAGCGCAGGAATCGACTACGTGGCCTTTCAACGCGAGGGCGACATCACAATCACACCAGGCAACGTCACGGACTACCGCATCGTCAAAGAGTACATCGTAGAGCAGTGCGCCAAGTACGACGTCAGAAGCATCGGCTATGACCCGCGCTTCTCTACCTACATCGTCAGTGAGTTAGAGGCTGACGGAATCGTCATGTCCGCCATGGCGCAGAACATCACAACGATGAACGGACCGACGAAGGAGTTTGAGATGGCTGTCATGAAGGGCAAGGTAATTCACGGAGGCAACCGTTGCCTGCGCTGGCAGATTGGATGCGCTGTAGTCTATACCGACAACAACGAGAACAAGCGCGTTGTGAAAGAGAAGCAGGAGAACAAGAAGGTTGACGGCATCATAGCCTCAATCATAGCCATGAATGAATACTGCCACACATTAGGCTCCGAGGATATAATGTTGGAGATATTGGATTTGTAAAATACCTTTCGTATCTTATAAGGATACAAGGGTTAAATGGCTACACTCGCAGACCGCCTACGTTCCATCTTTCGCTATCGAGTCGGCAAGTACGACTCGCAGACACTCAAGCAAGACCTGGGCATCACAGGCTTCGTGAGTTCTGGCGTCCACATCACAGAGCAAGGCGCCCTGGGCGTTTCCACCGTCTACGCTTGCGTCAACAAGATTGCCAGCACGATCGGCGCCCTGAGCCTTGACATCTACATGCGCGATGGCCGCAACGTGGAGATGGCCAACATGCACCCAGCTTCTCAGGTGCTAGACAACCCTAACGACGAAAACACACCGTTTGAATTTTGGGAGACCCTCGTAGCTAGCGCCCTGATCTACGGGTGCGGCTTTGCCATCATTGAGCGCAACAACCGAGGCTACGCTGAGCGCCTTATCCCTGTCCACTACTACGACGTTGACATTCGCGAGGTATCAGATGAGCGTATCTACACCGTCCGTGACTACGGAATGGTACGCCCTGAGAACATGCTGGAGATTTGCAACATGCACCGCATGAGTCCTATTAGGCTTCACCGCGAGAACATCGGACTAGCCAAAGCCGCGCAGGATTTTGGTAGCGAGTACTTCGGTCAGAAAGGTCAGATGACAGGCGTCTTGGCTAGTGACCAACCACTGCGCAAGGAGCAGATGGACGTAATCCAAAGTTCTTGGAACAGCTCCAGCATGAACGCAGGAACGAAGCTCCTGCCGTTTGGCTTCAAGTACCAGCGCATCACAATCACACCCGACGAGGCGCAGTTTATCGAGACGCGCAAGTTCCAAGCGGAAGAGATTTGCCGCATCTACAGCGTGCCACCTTCGCTTGTCCAACTGCCATCACAGACGACGTTCAACAACGTGGAGCAGCAGAACTTGCAGTTTGCTCGTCACACGATTGTGCCCTGGACAAAGCGCATTGAGCAGGAGATTAACCGCAAGCTCATCCAATCGTTTGAGCGCCCTGAGATTTACGCGAGGTTTGACCTCAATGACCTGTACCGAGGCGACATGAGTGCACGCGCCAATTTCTACCAGCAGATGCTGCAGAGTGGCGTTATGAGTATCAACGAGGTGCGAGGTAAGGAGAGTTTGAACCCAGTAGACGGTGGCGACGTCCACACCGTGCAGATTAACCAAATCGCCTTGGATCGCCTAGGCGAGTATTCAGATAAAGTATCCAGCGATGGAAATCAAGCAACAGTATAAGGACGCTGAAAAGCGTACGATGGGCACCGTCGAGGTGCGCGAGGCTGAAGGCGAGGAGATGGTTCTGGAAGGCTATGCCGCTGTATTCAACAGCGAGACTGACCTAGGCCATTTCCGCGAAGTCATCAAGCCAGGCGCTTTTGATGACGTCATGACCAATGACGTGCGAGCGCTCATCAACCACGATCCGAACCTTGTGCTCGGACGTACCACAAACGGCACGCTGACCCTTGAGCAGGACGAGCGCGGACTGAAGTACCGCGTGAAGCTAGGAGGCCAGCAGTATGCCAAAGACTTCTATGAAAGCGTAAAGCGAGGCGACATCAGTCAGTCCTCGTTTGCCTTTACCATCGACAAGCAGTCATGGAATGAGGAGCGCACTGTGCGTAGCGTTGACAAGGTGCGGCAGTTGTTGGACGTGTCACCTGTGACCTATCCAGCATACGCAGCCGCCACGGTGCAGGCGCGTGACCTACAGCCTGAAATCGAACAGGTCGCAGCTCCTGCGCCCGAAGCAGATACAGATTCTCACAAAAACCCTCAACCCTCAACCATGAATCTCAACGAGATGAAGGCGACCCGTGCCAAGCACGCAGATCGCTTTGAAGCGTTGGTCAACCTCGCGGAACAAGAAAACCGCGACTGGACCAACAACGAACAAGAAGAGGCCGACCTTTGCAAGCGCGAAGTGGAGCGTCTCGACGGAAAGATTGCACGACGTGCAGCTCACGAAGACATGATTGCTCGCCAGGCTCAGATGGGCGGTAGCACCGTCTCTGAGTCCAAGGAAATCAACAAGATTAACCGCTCTTTCAGCCTCGCCCGTGCTGTACAAGCTGCATCCTTTGGCAAGTCGCTGGAAGGCGCAGAAGCTGAATGGGCGCAAGAAGCCTCACGCGAATTTCAGTCGCGCGGCTTGCAGATGAGCGGCCAAATCGGTATTCCAGGCTCGGCTTTGTTCCGTGCTGGTGCAGCCGATGACTTCCAAGCTGTTTCAGGTGATGGCTCTGGATTCGTTCCTACCAACGTGCCAGGCGTCATCGATGCCCTCCGCGCTCCAACTTTGGCCGAGCGTATTGGCACCACTGTCATCAACAACGCTACTGGCAACCTCAAGTTTCCACGGGTTTCTGTGAAAGCCGCAGGTACTGGTGCAACCGAAGTTGAGGCGAACTCAAACTCAGGCTTGGAACTCGACGAGGTGACGTTGACGCCCGAACGCGTATCTGCCAAGACGTTGTACTCTAAGCAACTCATCCTTCAGGGTGGTGCGCAAGTCGACGCCATGATTAGCCGCGAGTTGGCTGCAGCTATGAACGCCTACGTTGACACCGACTTCTTCGACGCGGCAGCAGCAGGCGCAGGTTACAAGATTGACACAGGTTCTGACGCTGGAGTGACCGACACTACTTTGGCTCCTGCAAACATCTTCGCGATGGAGCAGAACGTTTTGGCCGCTGGTGGTGACTTTGGTAAGTGCGTGTGGGTCATGTCGCCTAAGGGCTGGGAAATTTCTCGCGACTTGGCAACAGTGGCTGCTGTCTCTGCCATGTGGGAGAACAACCAGTTTGACGGATTTCCTGCCTACGCCACTCCTTACTTGACTAACGCGGCATCTACAAGCGAAGGCCGCTTGTTGTTTGGTGACTTCAGCGCTGGTATGATCCTCGCCTTCTTTGGTGGTATCGACCTGCTTGTTGACCCATACAGCAACGCAGGCACTGCACAGATTGCTTTGCACGTGAACAAGTTCTACGACAAGGCCGTGCGCCAGTCAGGAGCTTTGGCTTCAATCATTGACGCAGCCTAACAACTAAACGATGGAAGCCTGGCAATAGGGCTGGGCTTCCTTTTTTCTCTCACTCATGAACGTTATACGTCCAGCATATCCGACTAGCACTTCCATCGTGTCGCTTGCAGACATGAAGGAGTTTTTGCGCGTAGATCACGACGACGAGGACACGACCATCACAGCTCTCCTCGATACGGCTGTAGCGCACGTGAGTGATTACACGAACAGGCACATAGGTACGGCAACAAACGCCACCTTCTACCTGTCGCATTGGCGCCCAGCGGCATTGGCATTTGGCCCTGTCGTTAGCGTCAGCCAAGTCGTCTATGACGACACCTCAGGCACACAGCAAACCCTCGACACCTCGAAGTGGTATATTGGAAGAATGGCGCAAGACAGCACCATGATCTACTTCCGCGACGTGCCTGACCTCGAAGAATACAACGCCCTGCCTATACGCATCACAGCGTCTTGTGGTGGTCGCGCTGAAGCCAACATTGAGCACGCCATCCGCATGCTCGTAGCTCACTGGTACGAAAACCGCAGGGCAGTAGTCACGGGCACCATTACGGCTCAAATACCTATGGCCGTAGAGTCCTTGCTAAATCCTATGCGAGTCATTGACATGCGGCCATGAACATCGGATTCCTCGATAGACGCATCTCTTTCTACGCGCCTTCCAACTCCATCAACAGCTATGGAGAGAAGACGGGTGGCGATAACTTGTACGCCACAGTGTGGGCGGCAATGGATCACAAGAGCGCGTCGAGCAGTATGGTGATGGAGCAAGAAAGCAGTGTCAACCACCTTGTGTGGCGCGTCCGTAGCTCCTCCACTACGCGAGCCATTACACCCAAGTACACCATCAGGTACGGCTCTGACAGCTACGAGATTTTGGCTATTCAAGAGGTAGGGCGCAACAGTGAGCTTCACTTTGTTTCACGTAGAGTCGTTTCAGAATGACACAGGTAACGGTGGAGGGCTTACCTAAGATTGTGGCCAAGTTGGAGAAGCTGGCCAAGTGGAACGAGAATGACCACAACGCATTGGTGGAAATCAACCAGCGCGTAGGTAACGTCTTTGCTATGTCCGCCAAGGCTAATGTTAAAGACTTTACTGGCGACATCAAGGTCTACGAAAAAACAGGGCGCGGATCAGGACGCAACCCAGGCAACCAAGCTGGTAAGGTGCGCATGGTCGTCAAGAAAGGTCAACTGCGCAGAAGCATTGGAGTATGGCAACCACGCAAGAACGAGACCCGCGTTTTGGCTGGGCCAATGACGAATACGATGGGCCGTCGTAAGACGCGCAAGAACGCAGACGGATGGTTTTCGCACATTGTAGAGACAGGACACTTCTTTGGCAAGCAAACAACGACCAGCAACGTTGGTGCATTTGGACGGAGTAAGAAGGCCACAGAGTCGCGTATGCGCAACCTTCATTTGAGATTGTTACAGAACCGCTTTGGAAAGTACATGAAATGAAAGTAGGTCTCGCCATACGCTCCTTGCTAGTCAATGACTCTGACGTCAATGCGATTGTTAGTGGACGCATATATCCAGAGATGGCCATTGAAGGCTCACAGACGCCTTATATCGTTTACAGCGTCATGTCTAACACGCCATCAAATACTAAAGATGGCACACCAGTAGACGAGGCAAACGTTGAAATCCTCAGCGTGGCCCGTTCATATTCAGAAGCCAATGACCTTGCCGACAAGGTGCGCGATGCGCTTGATCGTGTTGGCACCACAGTAAGCGTGGCAGAAGGTTCAATTGTCGTAAATTCCATACAGTACACAAACGAGATAACGCAGGTCACAGAAGACCGCAGCTTGTTTGCCTCAGTTCAAGATTATACCATCCGCATAAACCGCAACTCATGACAGAATTTTTGATTGAAAACTGGGGCGAATTGACGCTGGCCGTTCTCGCCCTCGTAAAGGTTATCGTGAATCTCACGCCAACCGAAAATGACAACAAGGTGTTTGGCTATGTCGACACCCTGATCAACCTCATTATTGCAGACCGCATCAAACCCTCCAACAAATAACCATGGCAGAAACTACTGGAGTCATCAATGGCTCTGACCTCCGCATCTTCCTGTCCTCTACTGACGACAGCGAAGTCTTGATTGATAACCTCACGGATTGTTCAATCAGCGTCACCACCGACTTGCGTGACACCACCACGAAGAACAACAACGGCTACCGCGCGATGTTGCCAGGCTTGAAAAGCGCCACTATCAACTTCACCGCGCTCTACGCTTCTGATGCCACCAACGGATACAACGAGCTAATCGGCTATCAGTTGGCTGACACGAAGATCTACCTGCTGTTCACTCACGCTCCTGACGGAACGGAGAACGCAGGCGACGAGCGCTTCGACGTCTCTGGATACATCACCAGCTTGGAGTTGAGCGGAGGCACCGAGGACAACGGTACCTACACTTGCACCGTTGAAGTTCACGATACTATCGTTCGCGAGGCAATTCCAGCATAACTAAATTAGCTGCATGACAATTACTTTAGAAGGCAAGACCTTTCCAGTGCGCGCTTCCATGCGGGCTTGGAAAAACTTTGAGAAAGCCACAGGGTGTAAGGTGACTGGCATCGATGCCGATGACGTCACGAAGATGCCCGAACTCCTGTTCTACTTCGTGCAAGAGGGCTGTCTAAAGCAAGGCATGCAGTTCAAGATGGATGTTGACGAATTCTTGGGCATGATTGAAATCACAGATCTACCTGGTCTTGTTGCTGTCGTGGAGGAAGCCATGGGCGGCCAGCAAGAAAAAAAAACACAGGTGGAGACGGAGAGTCACGCGCTCTTGAATGGTACGAAATAGAACGGCTGGGACTAGGCCTTCTTGGTCTAGATCCCGACCGTCTCTATGACCTTACCTTCTCCGAATTTGGCAATGCCGTCCGCGGACGTTATGAGTTTCAGGAACACGTAGACCGTGGCGCCTGGGAGCGCACACGTTGGCAGACGGCATTGTTATTAAACGTTCACACCAAGAAAGGCAGTAAGATTCAACCAATGGATTTGGCCGTCTTTCCATGGGAAAAAACCGAACAGTCAAAGAAGCCGAAGGGCGATGGATTGGCTATCTTAAGAGCACTAGCACGCAATGGCAAAACTCGGTGACCTCATAGTCCGCATAGGCGCGGACACTAAAGACCTCAACAAACAGCTTGGCAGGGTCCAGCGCGAGATGCGCTCGATGACTGGCAACCTGACTCAGCTAGGTCAGAACCTGACGCGCGCCATCACTGTGCCCTTGGCTGGCCTTGGAGCGCTAGCCGTCAAGAGCGCGGCAGACCTTGAGAAGCTAGAGGCGTCATTTGTAAGCCTCACAGGAGGCGTAGATCAGGCGGCCGCTATGATGAAGCAGTTGAATGAATTTACTGCATCTACGCCCTTCCAAATTGAAAACGTAGCCAACGCGGCTCGCCAGCTCATCGCATCAGGCACAGAAATTGGAGAGGTCAACAACCAGCTTCGTTTCCTTGGTGACATCGCGGCCACCTCAGGCGTAACGATTGAAGAGATAGCCGCCATCTTTGCCAAGGTCAACGCCAAGGGTAAAGTGGAGTTGGAGAACCTAAACCAGCTAGCAGAGCGAGGCATTCCAATTTTTAAGGCGTTGGCTGACGCCACAGGGCTACCAGCGGACAGCCTAGGCGCAGGCGCTGTCAGCGTTAAGCAGTTCAATGACGTACTCAAGTCGTTTGCTGAGGAGGGCGGCTTTGCCGCAGGTGCCATGGAGCGCTTGAGCCAAACAGCGGCAGGTAAGTTTAGCACCGCATTAGACAACTTGAAACTTGCAGGCGCGGAAATTGGAAAGGAATTTTTGCCAAAAATCAATGAGCTACTTGATCGCGTCGTTTCATTGAGTCAAGCCTTTTCTAGGCTTTCTCCTGAAATGAAAAGTTTGATAGTAAACTTTAGTTTGTTATCTGGTTCCATAGGCCCTGTCCTAGTCGGCCTACCAAGCATTGTGCAACACATGAAGTCGCTTGGTAAAATCATTCAATTTGGCGGAATAGGAGTAGCAGCAGCAGCTTTCGCAGCCATTGCTGTTACCATTGTGAGCTTGCGCAAGGAGACGGTTACGATTAGCGACCGATTAGACAAAGCCCAAAAGAAAGCAAATACTGAAGCTGCGAAAGCAATTACCAACGTTAGGGTTTTAGTTGACGAATACAAGAAAGAACGGACTAGTCTAGAGAGAAAAGAGGAAATTTTAAGTACTTTAAAAACAATCAACAAGGACTACTTCGGAGATTTAAAAGCTGCCATAACAACAGTCGACGATTTAACTAAGGCCACGAATGACTATGTAGCTAGTATCAAAGAACAATCACGGCAGAAGGCTCTAATGGATGCTCAACAAGAGCAGTTGAATGCCGTTGCGAAGGAGCAGAAGAGATTGTTGGATTTAGAGCGCGAGCGTATTACAGTGCTTGATAGGCTTGGTTTGACGATGGAAAACATGGGTAGCCCTCACGCCCAGGTTGAAGCGATAGAAAGACTTGGTGGATTTTTTGGACCTGGTGCTCGATTAGTTGCAGACCTGAATCTCCTAAATACCAAAATCAAAGTCAGCGGAGAAAGGATTGACACAATGGTCAATGATTTGCATGACTTTGCTTTGGCGTATGATTTGACGGTACAACCAGTTGAAAGGACAACCAAGGCGATTGATGATTCAAATACAGTTATTGAGGACACAAGAAATAATGTTTTCTGGCTTTTGGTTCAATTGAATCAAATGGATTCCATTAAGGTGGACTCTTTGCTTCGCATGTTAGAAGGCGTCAAGGTCAAATTACAGGAAGTAGGAGACGTTGCTAAAGAAACAGGCAACGAAATTGAATCGGCTATCCAAAATGCTGTAAGCGATTCACTCGTCGCCCTTGGTGAGGGCATCGGCAAATTGCTGTCAGGAGGTTTACAAGGCGTCAACTTGATGGCTGGCGCTCTCATGCAACTGGGCAATTTGATGAAGTCCATTGGTAAGGCGATGGTCGCCCAGGCAACTGCCATGATCACCTTTCAAAAGACGTTGTTTAAGAATCCATATCTAGCAGCAGCGGCAGGTGTTGCCTTCATTGCGGCAGGAGCTTTATTGTCCAATTACGCCACTAACTTGCAGGAGATGCCAGCTCTCGCAGAAGGTGGCCTCGCCTACGGAGCTACCACCGCCATCGTCGGTGACAACCCTAACGCACGCATCGACCCTGAAGTCATTGCGCCACTGTCGAAGCTCCAAGATATGATGGGCGGACAGCGCGTCGAGGTGTTTGGTCGCATCAGTGGCGACGACATCTACTTGTCCAACGCTCGCACGAGCCGCAATCGCAACCGCTACTCATGAGTTACATTTACGCGCAAGGCACGTGCAAGGGTCAGAATGGAACGTCGTACATCATCAGCATCATTCACGACGTCGCAGGCACAAATCTAGACACCACTTTCAGCCTAGATGCGTCAGGCTTCGTGCTGGAGTATGGAGGCGAAAATGACATGTACCTCGTGCCAGGCATTATACACTCGACCTGCACGATTAACATGCTGTTTCAAAGCGACGAGTTCACCGCTCTTAACACCTTTATCTCTGACATCACAGACGCAGATGATGGTGAGTTTCTTTTGCGCGTTGACTCAGGTTTGGCGAATTGGGTTGGTGTCATCTTGCCTGAGCATTTGCGCATCACCGAGGAAAGCCACATTCGTGAGCTTCGCATCAAAGCTACGGACGGATTGAGCTTGCTGAAGACTGTCGACTACAACAACGCAGGAACGGCATACACCAGTTACCAAACTGTCCACGACATCTTGCTGGAGATTCAGGAGAAAACAGTTACCTACTCTTACAGCGACGACAAGCTCGCGACATACATCCGCCTTGCTTGGGCAGAAGATGTCGTATCCACTGATGACTACACATATACCACCCATCCTGCTGACACCGACTTTGACGGCATCAAAAGAGCACGTATCAATCCTGCGAACTGGATCAAGTATGAAGATAGCGGAGCAACTTACGTCAGCGCATACGACGTACTTGTCAGCCTGTGCAACACCTTCCAGTGGCAGCTTTTTGCTCATGCTGGTGGTTGGTGGCTCTTGCCCATCGCATTCAAGGACACGGATATAGATGGCAATATTTTGCTTTACAACGGTAGCACGGCTCAAACAACAATCGCGAATCAATACGACTACCAAACTGCGACGAAGCAGAAGTTGCCTGACTGGACGATTGGATACAGCCCTAGCGTGCGTCTTTGCAAAATTGAACGAAGGACCAAGGATAGCCCTTACATCTTCAAGGCAATCAACTTTGAAGACGGCACATTGCTGTCCAATTTCTACTCTGATTTTGAAGGTCAGGACACGGCAAGCGATACAGAATTTATTCGCGTTGGTGGCAAAGCCTACATTCAATACACAGGAACATCAGGACTCAACAACAACGAACGCGTAGGTCGAGTCGTCCTGCGATGCGAAATCAAATGGGACGACGGCGCTGACGCGGAGTGGTACGGCAACCAAATCCTTGTGGACTCTAGTGGCGCTGTCGTCACGTGGCTGATGCAGACGCTAGGCGTCAATGTCCAAAACGACTTGGCCGTTGTGACTGTGCTGGATGGAGAAGCAAGCTCCAGTTCCACGTATTTCTATTATCACATCGAGGAAGAACAATACTTGTACGATGCAGGTGTGACAGGAAGCAAGTGGTCGTCTTGGGTTTTTGACATTCCACTACCTACGACAGCTAAGACCGGGCTAAGCATAACGCCTGAGATTCTGATTTACGACAGAAACTTTCAATACGATGCAACTCTGACGGCAGCCACCACCGTCACCTGGCAAAACTTTGCGGCCTTCTCATGTGCGAGCGACGACGAGCTTCGTTTCCTGACAGACTTTGACATCGTAGCAGAGACGACGACAGGCAAGGCGGAGATTGACCTCGGATATACACACATAGGAAGTCTAGCACCAGAGACAGGGCGCATCGACGTGAAGGTGTCTGCTAGTGCTTATGGCTCATCGGATGCCTGGGTCAACAACTCCTCATCGTCAGAGCGACAAATCAACAAGCTACTTGTGGAGGAGGTACTGGCCCTTAACAAGAAGTCGGCATACGTCGAGCGCGGCACCGTGTACATCCAAGACGGAACGTTGCCAGTTCCTTACCTCAGGTATTACGACGACGACACAGGGCGCTACTACACCGCGCTGACGTGGAGCTGGAATGCAGGCGAGTCACTTCTAGATCTGACGCTCCGCAACATAGGGCGCAACTTCGAGTTTATCACCAGCGACGAGCAAGGAGGCACGCGCAATCCGTTCCTTGACGACGTAGTGCAGAATCAGGCCACGAAGCCTGGCAACGTCATGCAGGGCTACAACGCGGAGGCGGAGGAAATCTTTAATGCTTGGACGTCAGGCACCGTCATCGGAGCGGGCAAGACGCTGGAGGCCTATTACACTGTCACACTGAATGGCAATGGTAAGTACGTCGACTTTCAAGGCAACCAACCAGCAGATTCAAACGACGTCATAGAGCGCGTCATCTACGTTAAGAGCGACGGACTCGCTGACCATACAAGCACGAGCGGCTGGACATCGCCATCAGGTCTGCAACCAACAGCATCATCAAGCGCAGGGCCAACCATTGCGGAGTGCTGGCAAGCCATCAACGAATACCTGACCAAGTTCAGCGGCTCTCGAAACAACTTCACGTTTTTGATTAGCTACGACGAAGTTTTTTTCAGAGGTCTGTTGGACGACAATTCAGGCGCGGCGGCGGCGTATTCATTGCGCAGGCTTGACAAGGATTATTCAGGCGATGCCATCAGGGTGCGCAGAGCAAGTGACAACACAGAACAGGACATTGGGTTTGATTCCGCGGGCGACCTCGACACCAAAGCACTAACCACCTTCTGTTTTGGTACGGACTGCTTCGTAAAGACGTGGTACGACCAAAGCGGAAACAGCAACGACGCGACGCAGACGACGACGGCAAACCAGCCGAAGATTTATGACAGCGCGACGGGTGTTGTGACGGAAAACGGCAGGCCCGCGATGGAATTTGATGGAAGCGACGACAATTTATCGCACCCTACATTAACAAACAACCTTGACAATTCGGACTTTTTGGTGAGCGCAGTTTACGTGGATGAGTTGGCATTAGGCATCGTTGGTTCAGTACCTCGCTTATATCTGAGGCATGTTTCAATGTCATATAACACACTCGGCACCATTGGCATCGGAAATCAAACAGGTCATCAATTACTTTCTTTTCAGGTTGTCGGCGCGACTCAAGAAGTTTTTGGCAAAGGAATAAGCCTTGGCACAGCAACAGAGGCACAGCAAAATTTTACACCAAATGCCTTCAATCTAAACGTCGCTGGTAGTGCATACGGAAGTGGCAAATTGCAAGAAGTCATCGTTTACGACAGCGACCAAAGCACCAACCGCGCAGGCATTGAAGACAACATCAACGACTATTACGATATTTACTGATGCACGGTTACATCATCATATTGCCATTGCCGCACATGACCAGCGAGGCGCGCGCCTACGGCATCAGTCGTGAGCTGTACAACATCACCGTGCCTCTCGCTATCCAAGAGGATTACCACAAGGACGGCATCGTGTTTGGCGTGGTGAAGCATCAGGACGGCATCCAATGCGCGCTCCACGTAGACACCGAGTACGTCATTCCTGTTCACCCATTGGCGACGCTGGAGAAGCTCGTCACTCTTTTTCCTGAAATACCTGAGACAGAGCGCACCGCCTTGCAGTCGTTCGTGCTACACAACCAAGCGTTTCCATTTGGCTACATCATTCCTTCCACCTCGACCCTCCGCGACCATCAGTATATGATTGACAACGGATGGTTTCCACCTGACGATTTCGATGTCTGACATTAAATGCCATATCCTCAACGCGCTCAACGTGACATACGTGGGTAGCGTGGCAGTAAACCTCGTAGGTGATGGCCTCGCCATCATAGCAGGCTGCACCCTCGTATGGTTCAACGTAGAGCGTGCTCTGACCGCTCGCAAAAAGCGCAAGGAATGAAGTGGTTCAACTACAGCGAGTTTGACTCACCTGACGATCCAGGGTCAGGCAACTACATGGACGAGGAGTTCCTCGACATGCTCGATGAAGCTCGTAGCGTGGCAGGCATTCCTTTCGTCATCACCAGCGGGCTACGCACAGAGGCATGGAACCACCGCGTAGGAGGTACGCCTAACAGCAGCCACATGAAAGGTTGCGCGGCAGACATCGCATGCTCCACATCACGCGACAGGTTCCTGATCGTGACCGCGCTCCTCGAAGTAGGCTTCGACCGCATCGGCATCTATGACACCTACATCCACGTTGACAATGACTGGGAGAAAAACAGCGCCCTCATTTTCCTCCATTGACAGCGTGCTCAAAATCTTGGAACGCTTCGACGTGACTGAGGTCTTCAAGACAAAGGGCGACCTGAAGCGCTGGAGCGCCAAGCGCACCATCGGTGGCGTCATAGCTATGACTGCATGCAACGACATTATAACAAACGGAATGAGCTGGCAGGCCGTTGTGCTTTGTGGCATCAGTGTCGTACCTTTATGCTTGAGCTTTTGGGACAAAAGTTTGTAGCACACTCAGGTTTCATTTCAGTGTTTTGGTGAAGAGGCCCTAACGAGGGTCTCTTTTCACATCTGCATGTTTATAATTTTGTTCGACGTTGTTCGACATTGTTCGACGAGATGTCGTAAGATTGCCATGTCCAACCAAAACAAACGACATGTTAAAACCTAACGGCATCAGCCACACCGTCTATCCTGAGAAGCCTGCCAAGGACTTCAACGATTGGATGGAGCACAACACGACCCGCAACGTGCAGGCAACCCTCGACAACTACGAGGAGAAGTTTGCCAAGCTGTGGGCAGACTTCAAGCGTGACGTAATCCGTAACACCTCGCGCCATGCTTGACACCTACGACTGGACGCACCCACACGAAGGGCGCGAAGTGCCTGCAGGCATCGAGTTTCCACACCCTGTCATGCCTGACAACGGTTGTCACTACAAGCGTCACAAGATGCGCGACGATGGTTACGAGTTGTTTCAAGACTTCCAGCATCCTGATCGCGACTACGTGACACGGTGGTGGTTCCGCAACCTGAAGGTTTGGCACAAGTACGTGCCGGGCATAGAAGAGCAAGGTTTCACTGCCATCCATCATTTGAAAATCACATGAACTACATGGAGCAATACCCAGTTCGCATCGGAGTCCGCTTGGACGAAGAGACGCGAGACAAGTTACAAGAGAGAATTTCAGGCCTAGGCATCAGCGCCAGCGCCTACATCAGAATGTTGTTAAACGAAACCCTAAACCAAAAACGATGAGCTTTATCTCAGAGTCATTTATGGAGACGGCATCGAGCGAGAGCCGCTACTTCAAGCCCGCCAAAGGCAAGCCAAACAAGGTGCGCATCCTTAGCCAGGCACCTATCCAAGGCTACGTGCAATGGACTGCGGAGGGCCGCCCTGTACGCTGGCCTCACGACGCCAAGAAGCCGCAAGCGAACTATCAAGACGACAGCAAGCCGCGCAAGTTCATTGCCTGCGCAGTGTGGAATTACGAGGCGCAGACGGTGCAGGTGTGGGACGTGACTCAGCGCAGTGTCATTGACGCCATTTTCAGCATCGCCAGTGACAAAGACTTTGGTCATCCGAATAACTACGACCTCAAGATCATGAGGACAGGTGAAGGCCTCGACACGCAGTACTCTGTCATACCTATAAGCGCAGACCTCACCGAGGAGGTGCAACAGTACATGCAGGAGCCTGGCGTCAACCTCGAAGCGTTGTTCGAAGGAGAAGACCCATTCGCATGAGCATCGCCCGCCTGATCTACATGAACAAGACGCTTATGTACTTGCCTATGAAGGAGGTGTTGGAATGCCCAGAGATAAAGCGCATGAACCTTCCTGAGAGCTTTACCGAAACGCTCCTTGAATCGTGCTATCTGTACGAGGACATGTTCAAGCGTTCCTTCAATGCAGCAGAGAAGTACTATATGGAGCGATTAAAGCGTCATATAAGCGCTATCGCGACCGAGGTGGACCGACAGTACTACAAAATGAAACGAGGCCATTTAAGCGACGTTAAAATTCGTCAGAGCATGTTTGAAGAACCAAAACCCGAAACAAACTAAAACCCAACACAATGAACATTGTTGAAACTACGAACTACGAACAGTTCAAATTCTTGCAAGCCAACCGTATGCTTGACGAGAGCAAAATCAAGAAGTTGCAAAGAGAGATTTCCTTGCATGGCTTGAAGGTGCCGATCATGGTAAATGAAAAGCATCAAATCATTGATGGCCAACACCGCTTAATGGCGTGCAAGAAGTTGAAGACGCCATTGAAATACTTTGTTGCTCCAGGCACAACAGTGAAAGATGCAGCTCACGCAAATCAAGCTGGCTCGAATTGGAAAACGCTCGATTGGATTCATTACTATGCAGCTCAGGGTTACAAGGATTATCAAGAGTTGGAATCTTGGATCAAACTTTGTCAGAATCATGGCGTGAGCGTTGTTAATGCCGTTCACCTAGCTCAAAATAATGCAGCTAACAATTCGGTCTATCTCTCAACAGATGGTAAAGTCCTTCACAAAAATGAAAGGAAACAAGGAGAAATTAGGCTTGGAGCTAAAATCAACACTGGCTATTGGAAGTTTGGAAACATAGAATTGGCTTACAAATTGCTTAATCAACATGTAGAGCTATTGACAACAGCCAAATTTTGCTCCAAGTCATCGTTTGTTACTTGTATCATTCGGTTAAATAGAATAAAAGCGTTCGATTTTGCTTGGTTGATGCATCAAATTAAAAAACACCCGTCGAGGTGGTACAATTGTGCTAGCTCTGCCGATTTCCTTGGCATGATTGAAGACATATACAACTACAACAGGCGAGCGGACAAGCGTCTGCCAATTCGTTACAATCCAGAGTTGACAGCACGATGATGAACATGTCAAGCAAATGAAACAAAATACTTGACAGGACTTAACCCGACGCACTTACAACAAATGAAAGGGCAAACCCTGACAACAAACGACGAAGATGAGTGAACGCCAGTTTAGAGGCATCTGGATACCTGCGCACATCTACCTCGCTGATCTGCTCGCTCATGAGAAGATTTTGTGGGCAGAGATTGACAGCTACACGAATGCCAACAGCGCGTACTACAAAACCAACGAGCAAGCAGCGGAGGACCTCGGAGTGTCTGAAAGGACTATTTCGAGGGCCTTCGCCAAGCTCGAAAACCTCGGAGCGATAACTATCGAGGTGACGCCACGACGTAGGGTCGCCAGGTCGACAAATTGGCAACCCAGGGTAGACAATGTGGCGAGGGAGGGTAGACAAATTGGCGAGGCAGGGTCGCCAAATTGGCGAGGCCATATAAAGAATAAAGAAAAGAATAATATATACCATAGTAAAAATCAAAGTGATTTGGTGTTTCCATTTGAGGAGAAAGAGTTTCTCGATGCGTGGAATGCATGGATTGAGGAGCGCAAAAACATCGTCAAAGGAAAGTACAGCTCACGCGCCCAACAGATGGGCCTCAACAAGCTTGCCACGCTAAGCAAGGGCGACGCATCACAAGCAATCAAAATCATTAATCAGAGCATTGAATATGGATGGAAAGGATTCTTTGCAGTCCGCGAAGCAAAAAACGCCAAGCGGGCTGACCTCGACGCAGACGCAGCACTTAGATGGGCTGCTCAGTAACCACCGCAAGATTATGGAAGGCATCACGCCCAACGCAGCATTCAACGAGGGCTTCGTCCTGCACACAGCGCTGAAGGCTAGGAAGGCGGAGGTCAAGGTGTTGCTGCTAGCAGAGCTGGAGCGCCTGACGCGCCACCTCAACGCCACGCGTACCTTCCAGACGCAGACAGACCTACAAGACGCAGTAGACGACATCTGCGAGGTGTTTCCTACGCTGAAGCTCGAGGAGATACTGACCTGCTTTAAGTACATCAGGCAGGGACGCTACCAACTCTTTGGAAACTTCACCACCAACGTCCTGATGGACTGCCTGCGTCAGTACGAGGATGAGCACACCACCACGATCCGCGAGAAGAAGCACCGCGAGAGAAAGCAGGAGGTGCTGACAGCGCAGATGGACTTGACGCGCCTGATTGAAGACCTCAACAAAAGTGGTAAATTGAAACCAGCGCGTCGCGTACTCGACAAGACGTTCATACCATATCCTAATGCGAAAGAAGACTACTACGAAGCCCAGGCACGCGATAAGGAAGAAACCAAAGAAGCGCACAGGCCCAAAGCTGACGAGGAAGGGTCTGAAGGATCGCTATGACAGAGCACTGTCGTGGTATATGCGTCTCGTTAACAGCGATGAGCAAGGACTCGTCAAGTGCTACACCTGCGAAGCTGTCAAGCACTGGACGGAGATGGACAACGGTCACTTCGTCTCACGACGCCATCCAAGCACGAGGTGGAGGACGGACAACTGTCGCCCGCAATGCACCTCATGCAATCGTCACCATTCAGGACGTCAGTGGCTATTTGGTCAGCGCCTCGATGAGGAGCTAGGAGCAGGCCACGCGGCACGCATCCACGAACTATCAAAACAACCATGGAAATACGATGAAGAAGAAATCAAAGCCCGAATCGACTACTACGAAGCCCACGTCGCAAGCATACTCGCCAGACGAATTGAAAGAGATAGCTCAGAACATTCAAGAATACCTACGATGCTCAGTCAGAGAATACACATACCAAGATCATGACGGTAAAGTGAAGGTGTCCTATGCGAGGATGAGCAATATGACGAAGGAGCGCTTACACCACACTATCAGAGACGTATACAAGCATGGCATATATTACAAAGAAGAACCGAACAGCGTTACACTTCACGTCCTTGGCGAAACCATTTGCAAAGCGTAAGCAAGATGAGAGGTACTGGAGTAGCGACTGGCGTAAGCTGAGAAAGGTATGGATACGAGAGAACCCGATCTGCGTCAAGTGCGAGTGGCCTGCCAATGTGGTGGACCACATAAGGCCTGTCACAGACGGAGGTGGCTTCTACGACATCAACAACCTGCAGTCACTGTGCACGTCGTGCCACAACAGGAAGAGTGCGAAGGAGAAGGCTGGTACGACTGGGCGTCATGGACGTGGGCCGATTACATAGACGAAATCAATTACATCACATATGAGACCTGAATACACACAAGAGCGTGACCTCACGTTCAGCCGCTGGGTACGTGAGAACTGCCCAACACCAAAGGAAGGATGGACAGCCATCGACATCGACTTCGTGATGCGTGACTACAAGCACAAGCGCCTGGCATTGATGGAGGTCAAGACACACAGCGCGTCTATGACGTTCGCACAGGAGCAGACCTACAGACTGCTACACAACTGCATCACCATCGGCATGTCGCAGATCTATCCAGAGTGGAGCTTCGAGGGTCATTGGTTGCTCGTCTTCGAGGGCACAGGCCCAGAGGACGGTGCTATCACGCTCAATGGCATCGACATCAATGAGACTCAACTCATCTACTATTTGAGCCACGTCATTGACCCGCGTGACGGGGATAGGGGCGCTGAAAAATGATATATGAGGCGCGTATCAT